TACCACCCCCCGCCAACCCCCGCCAACCCGCCACCCCCCGATTCTGCTCACGCGCAGTGAACACCAAGGCCGCCGCCTGATGCCCCCGCGCAAGCCCGTCAATCCGGGCATCGAGCAACGCATCGAAGCCACCGCCGACCACGTACGCCACTCCACCTGCCGTCGCTGCGGTGCCCCAATCCTCACCGCCCGCGCCGGCCGGGTCGCAGCACTCGACGTGGTAGCCGACCCGGAACCCCTGACGCCGATGCAGGAACTCCTCGCCCTCCTCGCCGGGCAGCTCACCTGGCACCTCGTCACCGGGTCCCTCGGCACCCAGCGCATCACCTGGCGCACCGCCACAAGCATCCGAGCCGGCCCTCCCCGCCACCCCGTCATCGCCGACCACACCTGCCCACCGCAACCCGTACAGGAGAGCCTTCTGTGACCAGCACTCCGATCACGACAGCACCACCGACCCCCGTGGTGTTCCAGAACTTCACCCTCCACCTCCCCCCCGGGCTGAAGCTCCTCAACGCCAACCAGCGCGTCCACTACCGGGTACGCGCCGAAACCACCGCGGGCATTCGTGGAGCAGCACGCGAAGCCTGCCTCGCCCACCCGGCTCTCCGCGCCGCACTCGTCACCGCGGGAGAAAACCCCGTCCTGCAGCACGCGTGGATCCTCGGCGTTTACCACCCGGGGTCTCTCCGACGGGCCGACCCGGCGAACTGGTACCCATCTTTCAAAGCGGCAGTCGACGGGATTGTCGAAGCGGGCCTCCTGGAAGACGACGACCACCTCCACGTCCTCGGCCCGGACATGCGCCTCGGCCACGTCGTCAAAGGCGGCCAGATCGCCCTCCACATCTACGAAATGACCCCCGACGCAATGCTCCCCGGGGCGTGGGGCGCAGCCCAGAACGTGGTGGCCTCGTGACCACACGCCCGGAATCCCCGCCCGCCCAGTGCGTTTGCCGTGGTGAATGCGGAACCACCCACCTCAACACCCAACGCCAGCCCGACCAATGCCCCCGAGTTGACGGGCAGTACGTCAAGGGCCTCGGCCGGCAGCACCTCATCACCGCGCCCACCGACCCGGCAGCGCCCTTCCGCTCCGGAGTGCCCCTCATGGCCTGGTGCCGCACCTGCTACGACACGGGACGCCGCAACGCGAAACGCACAGAACGCACCACACCACCACAGGACGACGGGCTCTTCACATGACCATGCCACTGACACCGAGCGGAGAACCCGCCGGTCGTGCCGCCTGCCGCGACCACGACCCAGAGCTGTGGTTCCCCAACGGAACTGGCCCCCACTACCACGCCCAAATTCAGCAAGCCAAATCCATCTGCAACACATGCCCCGTCCGACCCGCTTGCGCCCAGCTGGCCATCGAAACCGGCGAAGCCGAGGGCGTGTGGGGCGGCCTCGATCCGAGCGAACGCCGCGGTGTCCGACGGCGCCAGGGCCAGTACGGCCGGCGCCGCGACCTCTCCCCCTGCGGAACTCTCGCCGCGTACCGGCGCCACCTCCGGCGAGAAGAAATCGTGTGCGACCTCTGCCGCGAATCCGCCCGCATCTCCAAGCAAACCCAACCCGATACCGACGCGGAAGCCGCGTGAAGCCCCCCGCTCCCGTACCCGAAGCGCCAGCGAGACGCCCCCACCGACCCCACCACCGGCAGCCACCCCGACACCGGAGCCCAGTGATGCCCATCCGACCCGAGAACCGCCACCGCTACCCGACGAACTGGGCGCAGATCAGCCTCCGCATCCGCACCGAACGCGCCGCCGGCCAATGCGAGTGCGAAGGCGAGTGCGGACGCGGAACCCACACCGGCCGCTGCCCCAACCGCAACGGCGGCACGGCGTACGGCACCGGCTCGAAGGTCGTGCTCACCGTCGCGCACCTCGACCACACCCCCGAGCACTCCGGCGACGACAACCTCCGCGCCATGTGCCAGGGCTGCCACCTCCACTACGACTGGCAGCACCACGCCGAGACCGCCGCAGCCACCCGACGCGCCGCACGAGAAGCCGCCGGACAACTCACCCTCGACACCGCCTGACCCGCAGAACCCCACCCCGCCGAACGCCCCGCCCGTCTTCGCGCGCACCCCAACCCGCAACCACCAGGAGAACCCGTGAGCAGCCGCATCGAGGAAGGCCAGGAGTACCTGGCGTGCAAGCCGACACGGTCCCGCCCCGGTGAGCACTACATCCGTATCCGCGTGCTCCACCCGGGGCTGTTCGACGGCAGCAAGATCCTCGTCGCGACGGTCCACCTCGACAGGCACGGGCGGGCGTTCCTCGACCGGCGCCGCCAGATCGACGTCAGCCAGCTCCACGACGACCCGGCCCGCAAGACCGGCTACCGACTGACCCCCGCCGTCTGAGCCCGTCCCGCCCACACCAGGAGACCCCGTGCAGAACACCACGACCACAAGGCCGGCGAGCTGCCCGTTCTGCGAGATCGTTGCTGGTCGCGCGCCCGCCACGGTTGTCCGCGAGTGGGACGAGACCATCGCCATCGTCCCGATCGGACCCGTCGTGCCGGGCCACGTCCTGGTCGTCCCGCGCGAGCACGTCAGCGACTTCGTGGACGACCCCGTCGTGTCCGCTCAGACCATGTACCGGGCCGCCGAACTGTGCGACGACTTCGGCTCGTACAACGTGATCACTTCGCGCGGCCGGTGGGCGACGCAGTCCGTGTTCCACCTTCACCTGCACGTCGTGCCCCGGACCAAGAACGACGGCCTCGCGCTGCCCTGGTATTCGGGGCGCAGCAAGACGACCGCCTCCACCGCCCCGCCTGAGCCCCTACCCGCCCCGTAGCAGTCCGGACGTCTCCCGATCGCTCCTGACCCAATCCCTTCCCCTTAGAAAGGCCATCCCTGTGGCAACCGAAACCCCCACCCCGACCGCAACGGCCCTGCCCGAGCAGATCCCCGCCCCGCCGAACGCCATCTGGCACGGCCAGTGCGGGCTCTGGTGGACCGGCAACGAGCGCTCACACGCCAGTTGCTGCCACCGCACGTTCAGCAGCCTGTCCGCGTTCGAAGCGCACCGCCGCGGCCTGCGCTGCAACGACCCGGCCACCGTCGGCCTCATCGCCCGGGCCAAGCCCTACGGCGACCTGTGGGGTTGGCCGGCGCCCGACGGCGGCTACGGCTTCCACGGGCCCGCAGTCCCCGCCCCGTAGCGGCCCCCGCGCCCCGTTGCCGCCCCGCATGTCCACCGCCCGCCTGTGCGGGGCGCACACGACCACACAACACCGAAGGAGCAAGCCGTTGAGCACCGAGCAGATCCGCGTCCGCCGAGGCGACCTCGCCGTCATCGAGCGCATCAACGTCTCCCACTCGACCACCGAGGGCCGCACCGAAACCACCGAGTACGTCGTCATGGTCGTGTCCAACCTGACCCGCGAAGGGCGCATCAAGGCCGTGCGTGACACCCGCTGGTCCGATAGCGGCTACGCCCAGCCCCTGGAGCGCATGGCCGGCTTCCAGCGCGTCCACACCGTCGCCCAGGCCGACATCGACGTGGACGCCGCGACCGCCGCCGCCCGCGCCCACGTCTACCCGGGCAGCATTACGCCCCGGCCCTACGCCTCACTCGACGACGTGCGTGCCGCGCTGGCCCCGCACCGGACCGGAGGCGGCAAGTGATCACCGACCTGCCCGTCGCGCACGGCTGGACCATGCGCAGCCTCGACCAGGTGACCCGGGCCTCCGTCAACAACGACCGGTCCAGGGCCTCCGACGCCGACACCCGCTACAACACCGCCTGGTCCGCGATCGCCGAGCACCTGTGCGCTGCTGAGGAACCGCCCACCTGGCACGACCTGTTCACCACCGGCTGGCGGGCCATCTACGCCGAGGTCCGCGAGATGCGCGAGAACTACGGCTTCAAGGACCGCGACGGCACCACCGAAGTCGCCTCCGGCCAGCGCTACGTCCAGTACTGGTGGCAACCCCCGCACCGACCTGAAGAAGGACTGCTGGAGCGGATCGCCGTCTACGAAATCCTCGCCACCCTGCCCGACGTCGACCGCGACGCGATCGTCGCCCTCGCCGTCCACGGCGACTACCAGGCCGCCGCCGACTCCCTCGGGCTCAAGTACAGCGCGCTGACCCAGCGCCTCACCCAGGCCCGTCGTCGGTTCCGCGTCCAGTGGTACGCACCCGAGACGCCGCCCCGCAACAAGGGCACCGACCGGCGCATCGGGTCCCGCACCAAGCCCCTCGCCACGCACTGCAAGGGCGGCAAGGGCCCGCACGAGATGACCCCGGAGAACACCTACCGCCGGCCCGCGGCCAAGGCCGGTCACCGCGGCGAACGCTCCTGCAAGGCGTGCGAGGCGGAGCGCGGTAAGGCACGTGTCGCGGCCAGGCAGCGAGCCGCCTGACCGCCCGGCCGGGTCGCTCAACGGCAGAAGCCGCCGCCTTAAAAGCGGCTCAAGTGCGGGTTCGAATCCCGCTCCGGCCACGACCACCCGCCGACCTCCGAGGAGCGCCACGTGACCACCACCCCCGCCGTTGAGGAGCCCCCGCATGCCTGACATCCGCCTTCGTCACCTCCGCGACGTGGCGACCATCTGCCCCGCCACGCTCGCTCTGTCCACCGGACTCATGATCAACCGGTGCGAACTCGACACCGGACACGACGGGCGCCACAAGGGCGGCTGCTCACTCTGGCCCGACAGCGCAGCCCACTACCCCAGCACCACCGAGGAGCCCGACCGTGCCTGACCCCACGCCAGAGCCCGACGACTACCCGACGTGTCACGGGACGGACGGCCGCATGTGCCACGGCCGCGCCTGCATCATCGACGAATGCGTCACCTCCCGGACGACCCCGGACAACCCGCCCGTCTCGTCGTGTGCCGGGTGTGCGGGCTGCGGCGGACCCGACTGTGCCGAACGCCCCGACCGCGCCGCGCACGCCTGCTCGAACTGCGAGGGCATCGACCCGACGAGCTGCCTGGCCAACCCTGACCGCGCGCAGCTCCCCGCCACGGTCACGGTCGTCGTACACGCCGCCACCCCGGCCGACTCCCGAAGCCGCGCCCAAGCCATCGCCGACCTCGTAGCCGCCGAGTACGGGCAGGAGACCAGCCTCGTCATCAAGGTTGCGGGCGGAACGGGGGTGGGCTGGGTCGCCGACCTGGCGCAGTCCGGCGTCAGCACGCCCGGGTGCGACTGCGGACACGGCGGCATGGGGCGCAGCTGGCACGCCAGCGACTGCGCGTGGCGCCGGACAACCCCGGACAACCCTGCGACCAGCAGTGACACGGCGGACAACCCGGCCGTCCCCGCGCTCCGCGACCAGTTGGCGGCCAGCCCCCGCGAGCCCGCTTACGACGCGGTGTACGCGTACATCCGCGAGCTCGGCGACCACATGCCGCCCGACCCGGTACACCGCAACGCGATCATCTGGCAGGCTGTCAACGCCGCCCTCGCCATGATGCAGCCGGTCCTCACCGAACTGGCCGAGCTGCGCACCGAGTACGAGCGCGTCCGCCTCATGCTCCACGCCTCCCGCGGCCAGCGGGCCACAGCGCAAGCCGCCGCCTCCGAGCGCGCCGCCCTCCTCGAAGAAGCCCGGGACATCCTCGAAGCCGCCGGGGACAACGGTGCGCACGGTGACGACCGGCCCGCCGTCGCCCCGGCCGTCCAACGTCTCGCCGCCCGCGCCACGGAGGCCGAAGCCGAAGCCCGGCGGTTGGAAGACCTGGTGGAGCGCCTTGGGCAGACCGAGGTTCAGCAGCGGGACACCATCGCCCGCGTCCGCGCACTGCACGACCAACTGGCCAACGGCAACGACCTCACCGACCCCGAAGACGAGATGACGCGGGGCGGGGCAGCCCAGCGGATCGCGGCGGCTCTCGACGGATGGAGCCCGCCCGCCGGCCAGACCGACGGAGACGCCCGGTGACCGGCGGCCCGTCCAGTACGCCGGCCGGTGAACACCCCGGGCGGCCCGGGGCGACGTGGGACACGGCCATCGTCCGCACCGAGACCGTCATCCCCGATGACACACCCGACCCGCCCCCGCCCAACCGGGCCACACGGCGCGCCATGCAACGCACAGCGCGAAGGAGCAGCACGTGAGCAGCACCGAACCCGACCTGCGCGCACGCATCAGGCAGGCCATCCGCAACGAAGCCGAAACGCACAGCTGCCTCTACCAGGAAGGCATCGACGTTGACGAGATGACCGCCCGCGTCATGGCCGTGATTGGTGGGGAGCAGCCGCCGCCGGTCGTTGTCACGATCAACCCGGAGATCACCACACTGACCGCGAAGCTCCTCACCCACTGGGCGCCCGCGTGCCCGAGCGGACGCCACGTTGCCCACCCCGGGTACGACTGCGACGAGCAGGACGCGCTGGCAGAGGCGTGGGGGAAGACGTGGGGCAAGTGGCTGGCGGCGGGCAAGAAGGCGCAGCACCGGGGCACGGTCAGCCCCGCCCTGCGCGGCCCGAACTACCCGGCGCCCGCGCCTGATCCGGCACCGCTGCGCGCCATCGCCGAGCAGGCGCTAGCCGAAGGGTCAGCGCTTCCCGGGGTGCGGCCGTACTCGGAGGTGAAGGTGACCACCGGCCGCGCCCCGGATGCCCTTGCACCAGACCCCGGGCCGTTCACCACCGAAGGGCTCTACGACCAACTGATGGCCGTGTTCGGCGTCCCGCTCCCGCCGCCCGCCCTCGCCCCAAAGGGGTCTTGCCCCTGCGGCGGCGGGGACTTCGACGGCGAGTCGATCCACGCACCCGAGTGCCCCATCCACCCAGTACGGCTCAAGTGGGCCGCCGAGGCTGCCACGGCGCTGCTCCCCGAAGAGGCGCGCGCAGCCGGGCTGCACTTCGAGTACGACACCACGGAGCCCACCTCATGATCTGCCAACCCTGCGCCCGAGCGGCCGACACGCGTGCGCCCCGCGACCAGCACTGCACCAACCCCGCCTGCATGTGCGGACACAAGACCGAGCGGTACGGAACCACCACCGCGCTCCCGCCGACCACCGCGACGGGCGAAAGAGGCGATGGCCGGTAGCCCCGGCGACCACCGGCCCACCATCCAACTCCCGCTCCGCGACCAACTGGCATTCATGAAGCTCGTCGACGCGGAGACACACCGCGCGGAGAGGCGACTCCTCGACTCCTGTGCGCGCCCCGGGGATATGGGTCCACACGCCGAGCACCTGCTCACTGAGACGTTCCGCCTGATGTGGCGCACCCCACCCGACAAGGAGCCCAGCCCGTGACACCCGAGCACCCCACGCCCAAGGCCTACAAAGCCCGCCTCACGGAAGACAACACCCTCTACGCCCGGACCGCAGGCCAGAACGTCGCGATCCGCCGCAACCACCATGGCCTCACGCAGCGCCAACTCGCGGAGGCCATGAGCCAGGCCGGATACCCCATGACCGAGAGCATCATCTTCTTCACGGAGAAGGGCAGCTCCGGGGCCCGGAGCGAGCCCCGGCCTCGCAACATGAGCGTGGATCACCTCATGGCCTTCGCGGCGTTCTTCGGGTGCCAGCCGATGGACCTCCTCGCGCCCGCCTGCCCGAACTGCGAGGGCGTCCCCCCGGTCGGCTTCACGTGCAACGCCTGCGGCAGCAGCCGCGCACCCGTCGATGACCGCGCGTAACAACTCCGTCACACCGGCCATTCGTGGGTGTGCCGGGTGCCACGCTCAACCCCGCCACAACCACCACAAGGGGGGACCATCGTGCGCACCCGCACCACGCTCGCCATCCTGCTCACCGCCGGCGCACTGCTCACCGCCTGCTCAGGCAGCAACGGCACCGACACCGCGGCCAGGCCCACCGGCACCACCGCAGCGGCCGAAGCCAAGATCGACTGCTCCGACACGGCCCTGTCCCAAGCTGACTGGACCGCGAACTGCACCGGCCCGTCTGCCGACACCGCCGGCCTCACCAAGCAGTTCGGCCAGACATACGCCTGGCCCGACGGGGTGACGGCAACAGTCACCCAGGCGCGCGTGTTCACCGCCTACGACCGCGCCGGCGGGGAGAAGCCCACCGGAGACACCGACTACCAGGTGATGATCAAGGTCACCAACGGCGGGCACACCCCGTTCGACCTGAGCACCCTGTCCGTGATCACCGCCGGGGCGACCACCGGCGGAGAAGCCGCAGCCACCTCCTGGTCCAACGGGGCGCCCGGACTTGAGGGGCGACTGGCTCCCGGGGTGACGGTCATGAAGGCAGACGGCGAGGCGCTGGAGAAGCAGTTCGGACGGAAGATCGTCGTCACCGTGCAGCGCATGTCCGCGGCCGGCGACACCATGGCCTTCCCCGAATTCACCGGGAGTATCACGGGGTGAGGGAGGATGGGGACATGAGCAAGTTCGCGAAATTCGTGGGGACCCGCACCGGCGGCGTGCTCTGGTATTGCACCTGGTGTGCAGTGAGTTGCGGCCTCGTTTTCGTGCTTCAGCACCTCGGCTTGCGGTAGCCCCGCCCCGAACACGCAGCGGCCCCCGGATGCCACGTCTCCGGGGGCCGCGCCCATCCCGCCTACCGGGTGGCCTACTTGCCGCCGCGCCGCTTCCGCGTCCTCGCAGCCTTCCGCGCCATCACCGACCGCTGCACCCGGGTCCGGCCCGCGTTACTGATGCGCGCAGCCTTCGCCTTGCTCGCACCCTGCCGGCGCAGCGCCCTGTACGCGTCCTGCCGCGAGCGGAAGACAAAGCCAAAACGGCCGCCACGAGCTGAAACCATCAGTCTCACTGCCAATCGACACCCAGAACATGGGATGATTCGACGTCTTCGCCTACGATTCAAAGGTACCCGCACCGGCCGGAGGCGCACATGAGCGACGACACCCCAGGATGGGGCCACGACGACATCCCCCCACCCCCGCCCAGGCTGGAGCGAGCACGCAACAGCCGCCACCAATTCCAGACCCCGCCCAACCAACGCGACCGCGACGTATGGGCCGCCGAACGCCGCCACAAAAACAACTGGACGTTCCAGCAGATCGCCGACGCCCTCGGCATCAAAAGCAAGGGCAACGCACACGCCCACGTCGAACGCGGCCGCCGCGCACCCGACGCCGAACGCGAGCAGCGCGCCGCAGAAGTACGCGACATGCTCCGCGAACGCCTGGAGTTGATGCACGAGGCCGCCCTGGAGGTGATGGAGCGCAAGCACCTCACCGTCTCCCATGGCCGCATCATCATGATCAAAGACGAGGCCACGGGCGAAGAGACCCCCCTCGTCGACGACGCACCCGTGCTGCAGGCCATCGACCGCCTGCTCAAGGTCAACGAGTCCGCCCGGAAACTCGACGGCCACGACGCAGCGGCCAAGCTCGACGCGACGCTCACTACCATCCCGCAGAACGCGGAACTGCAGGAGCGGATCCGTCTGGCCAAGGAGCGCGTCGCCGACCAGGAGCGGCGACTGCTCGCAGGCGAAGACGACCAGGCGGAATGAGCGGGTACCTCGCCGGGCTCGACGCCGAGACGTTCGACCTCGACACCTACCTCGCCGCACAGGACGCCGACCTCCTCGCCGACCCCGAAGGCCGCCAGACCCTCACCCGCCTCGACCCGCTGCTGTTCGCCCTCGTCTACCTCAGCCACCACCTCAAGGACTCCGACGGGGAGATCACCTTCGGCGACGCCCACCTCGACTGGGCCCGCGCCGGCCAAGGATGGGTCAGGCCCGTGGCCGGCCCGGCGGAGGAGCGGGACGCGTGGATCGCCCCGCGCAACACCGGCAAGTCAACATGGTGGTTCCTGATCCTGCCCTTGTGGGCGGCCGCGCACGGCCACGTCCGGTTCGCCGCAGCGTTCGCCGCGTCAGCGACACAGGCCGAGACCCACCTGGCCACGGCGAAGAGCGAGATCGACCGCAACGAACTGCTGCGCCTGGACTACCCGGACCTCTGCGCCCCCGCGCGGCGCCCATCGGGCAACAGCGTCGCGGACACCCAGTCGATGTACGTGGCGAAGTCCGGCTTCGTCTTCGCGGCCCGCGGCGTGGACAGCTCCAGCCTCGGCATGAAAGTCGGCGAGCAGCGCCCTGACTTGATCTTGCTAGACGATATTGAGCCGGACGAGAGCAGCTACAGCCCCGACCTCGCGGCCAAACGGAAGACGACATTCCTCGACGCGATCCTCCCCCTGAACATCTACGCGAGGGTCGTGATCTGCGGCACCGTCACCATGCCGGGGAGCATCATCCACCAGCTCGTCAAGCACGCCCGTGGCGTGGAGACCGCCGACTGGATCCGCGAAGAAGGCATCCGCGCGCACTACTCCGCGCCCATCGTGCAGCGCCCGGACGGCACGGAGCGGTCCATGTGGCCGGCGAAGTGGCCGCTGACGTACCTGCTGGAGATTCGGCACACCAGGTCCTACGCCAAGAACATGGCCAACGACCCGCTCGCCGCGGACGGTGCACTGTGGTCGCCCGACGACTTCCGCTATCCCGAACCGCCGGACGACATGGCCCGCTTCGAGGGGCTGAACCGGTCCGACCGCCGCGACCCCGTCACCGGCATCGACCCGGCCACGCACATGATGCTGAGCATCGACCCGGCGACCACCGCGAAGCGCACCAGCGACTTCACCGGGCTCGCGGTCGTGTCCTGGTCCGCGCAGCACCGCCGCTGCACTGTCCACGCTGCGACGGCCGTCCGCGTGCAGCCCGGCCCGCTGCTGCGGGACTTGGTGCTGGCGTTCCTGGACGAGTTCCCGCAGATCGGCCTGATCCTGATCGAGGTCAACCAGGGCGGCGACACCTGGAAGGCGATCCTGCACGACATGCCGGTGAAGGTGAAGCCCGTCTCTCAGTCGGAGAACAAGTTCGTCCGGGCGGAGGGCGTGCTGAACCACTACCAGCGAGGCCGGGTGCTGCACGCGCGCCGGCTGCCGGAGTTGGAGCAGCAGATGTGCACGTTCCCGAAGGGCCCGCACGACGATCTTGTTGATGCCGTGGGTTCGGCAATTAGGAGATTCATACCGGCGGCCAAGAAGACTCTGCCGCGAGGGGCTTCAGCAAGCTACGTATAGCAGTTCCGACTGCGTATACTTGCTGAATGGAGACCCCCATCCCCTGCATCCCGTGGACGGGACGCATCAATGTCGACGGATACGGAACCATCGGACAACGCCTTGCGCATCGGGTTGCATGGGAGGAGTCAAACGGCCCGATACCAACTGGGATGACCCTCGACCACGTCTGCCACGACCCGGCAGTCTGCCGCCTCGGCCCCCAGTGCCCACATCGCCGTTGCATCAATCTCGCTCACCTCGAACTCTGCACTGCGGCGGAGAACAAGACTCGGGGTGGCGTCGGCCTTCCGCAGCTGGCCAGACAGGACTGCCCGAGGGGTCATCCATACGGTGGCGACAACCTGCTGATCTCTGGTGGCAAGCGGCTTTGCCGGACCTGTCGACGCGAGGCCCTGCGCGACCGACGGCTCGCAGTCAAGCAGAGGCGTTGCAGCGACTCGGGGCACGCCTATTCGCCCGAGGCCGACGCAGAAGGAAAGACCTACTGCTCCGTCTGTCGGGCGGCCACGGCGCGTGAAGTCGGCACGCGGAACAAGCGGGAGCACTGCCCGAAGGGTCATCCGTACACGGCGGAGAACAGCTACACCTTCGGCGAGTACGTGAAGTGCCGCCAGTGCAACCTCGACGCCATGGCCAGGCGCTCCGAGCGGAAGCGCCTGAGGCACGCCGAGGAACGGGGGCACGTCTACGACTTGGCTGCGGACGTGAACAGCAAGCCGTACTGCCGGACGTGCCGTCGGGAGAACCCTGGGCCGGGGAAGAGGTGATCTCTTCGATTTGAAGGCGCTGGGCCGATTGGAGCCTGCTTCCAATCGGCCTGGTCCGCCCGCTATCCTTCGATTCAAAGGGACTAGTGGGAGGTCTGCCTTGGATGACGTGGAGCGCGCCGACCTCATGTGCGGAATCAGAGAGCTCAAGGAATCCCGCCACGGCTACGACAAGGCCGCCGCCTACTACGACGGCAAGGTCCCCGAGGTCTTCAGCAGCCTCCGCCTGCGCCGCGCCCTCGCGATCCACGGCCTCGACTTCGACCTGAACTTCGCGAAGACCCCCGTCAACGCCGTCGTCGACCGCCTGGAGATCGCCGCGATCACCAGCACGGACGAGGCCACCGACGTCCTGATCTCCCAACTGTGGCAGGACAACGCCCTCGACCTGGAGATGCCCGACCTGCACCGGCGGGCCTGCGAGTTCGGCGACGCCTACCTGATCGAACTGCCCGTCGAGGACGACAAGGGCAACACGGTGCGGGTCGATATGTACTACAACTCCCCGCAGACCGTGCGGATCGTCTACTCCGAGGAGAACCCCCGACTCAAGGCTTTCGCGATCAAGCGCTGGCGCGACGGCCCGTACGTCCGCGCAGAGCTGTACTACGACGACCGCATCGAACGCTGGACCACCGGCAAGAACCAGGACGGCAGCAAGTCCGGCGAGTGGTCCCACTGGACAGCCACCCCCGAGGACGGCGAGCCAGGAGACCCCGAGTCGTGGGTCATCCCGCACGACTACGGCGAGGTCCCCGTCTTCCACTACCGCACGGACCGCCCCTACGGGGTGCCGGAGCACTTCGGCGCCTACGGCCCGCAGAACGCGATCACCAAGCTGCAAGCCACCCACATGGGCACCGTCGACTACCAGGGGTTCCCCCAGCGGTACGCCCTCACTGATTCCGCGACCACCGACACCTCCGACCTGGACCCCGGCGACTGGGACGACCAGGACTTCCCCGTCGACGCGAACGCCACCGGCGTGAAGGACATCGGCGACGACAGCTCCCTGAAGTCCGGGCCCGGCGAGGTGTGGCTGCTCCGCGGCTTCAAGGCCGTCGGCGAGTTCAACGCCGCGCAGCCGGCGGTGTTCTGGGACCCGATCGGCGCGAACATCCGGGCGATGGCGCAGATCACGACGACACCAACCCGCATGTTCGAGCACCAGACGATGATCCCCCGCTCCGGGGAGTCCTACAAAGCGGAGGACGACCCGTTCACCCGCAAGGTCCGCAACCGGCAGGTGTCCTTCGGTGCGACGCACCGGGAGGCGTTCGTGTTCGCGCTGCGGTGCCTCGGTGTGGAGAACCCGGTCGTGACGGTGCGGTGGACGCCGGCCGCGACGGTGGACGACCAGAGCGGGTGGCTGACCATCACCGAGAAGATCAAGAACGGTGTGCCGCGCCGTCAGGCCCTCATCGAGGCCGGATACCGGGCTGAGCAGGTCGACCTCTGGTTCTCCGGGACTGACGATGCCGAACTCGAGCGGCGCGTGGAGATCCTTGCGAAGATCGCTGCCGCCGCGCAGCAGCTCGGCACCGCCGCGACCCTCGGTGTACTCGACCAAGGCCAGGTGACCGCACTGCTCGCCGAGGCACTGGCTGGAATCGACGCCCCCGAACCGCCGGACAGCAACTGATGACGTACCGCAGCGAGCACCTGATGCGCCTCGTGCAGGGCGACCACACCGATGCGGTGCGGGCCCTCGAAGACCACACCGTCGAGCAGGCCCTGGGCGACCTTGACGGGCAGTTCGACACCCTCGCCCGCAGCACACTCCGCGCTTGGGTGCGCCTGTTCGGCGGCCCCATGGCTTCGGCCGTCGCAGGCACCGCCCTTGATGGGCTCCTCGCCGCGATCCGTGCCGCCGTGCATCGGCTCCTGGACCAGCTCGGCCCGCGCGTGGGCCGCATCCTGCGAGGCGCCCTTCCCGGCGCCCTCACCCTGGGCGCCACGCAGGGCGTCGAGTTCCTGCGCGCCGCATCCGGCCGGCGCCGCGCCATGCCCCGTCTGCGGCTGCCGCAGGCCATCGCGGACGAGGCCGACCGCATGACCGCCCTGGTTTCCGACCGGCGTGACGGCGCTCTGGCGCTCCTCACCCGCGGGCACGTCACCCGGTGGTCCGACCTGCTGCACGCCATCGGCGCCGCGCGTTCGGCCGGCACGGTAGTGCGGGCGCACACCGCGTGGACGGTTGGCCGCGCGGTCAACGCAGGGTTGGACGCGGTCGCGGACGCTGCACACCTGTCCCGGTTGTGGATCGCGGAGGCCAACGCGTGCGTCCGCTGCCTGGCCTACGCCGGGCGCATCGCGACACCGGGCAACGGCTTCCCCGGGGGGCTGTCCTGGGACCCCCGCTCCCGCAACATCGGCGCCGGCAGCATCGACGGGCCGCCGGTGCACGCGCATTGTCGCTGCCGCACCGTCGCATGGAACACCCGGTGGCGCCCGGACGGGATCCCGTTCCCCGAAGCACTGCAGCGTGAGGCGCAGCGGTCCATCGCCTACGGGGCCGGCCGCCCGTCAGAGTCCCGCAACGTGCGCCTGCGCGCGGTGCGTGAACTCCTGCGCACGACAGACGACCTACTGCCCGCCGTCGAAGCCCGAGCCCGCACCGCTGTGCATACTGGCCGCTTCCCGGTGGCCGCATGACCCCCGAGACCCCGGCGCCCGCGACGGGCCGCCGTGACACCAACCCCGTGATGGGAGACACCATGGGCATCCACCCCCGCACGATCAGCGTCCCGCCGTGGGCGGTCCTCGGCTACCGAGCTGACGGCCGCCCCATCCACCCGATCGCCGGTGGCGCCGAGGACGATCCGGAGCCCGAGGCCGACGTGGACGTCGACCCCGAGCCGGAACCGGACGACCAGGAGCCCGAGCCGGACGGCAAGCCGAAGCCGAAGCCCCCGGCCAAGAAGGACGACCCGAAGCCCGGCGACGACGACTACGAGCCGCCGTCGAAGGACGAATGGGCGCGCACCCAGGCCGCCCTGAAGAAGGCCAACGACGAGGCGAAGAAGCACCGTCTCCGCAACCGCGAGCTGGAAGAGCAGACGAGGACCAACGAGACCGACCACGACAAGGCTGTCCGCGAAGCGCGGGAAGAAGGCGAGAAGCGGTTCCGGGAGCCGATGAAGCGCTCCGGTGTGAAGGCGGCGCTGATCGAGGCGGGGTTCGCCGGACCGGACCGGCTGCTGAAGCTCGTCGACTGGGACGCCCTCTCCGTGGACGACGACGGGGACCTGATCGGAGTCGAGTCCGAGGTGGGCCGACTGAGGGCGGAGTACCCGGAGTTCCTCCAGGCGGACAAGCCGAAGCCGAAGCCGAAGCCGCACGGTGCGCCGCGCCAGCCGGGGGCGGAGAAGCCGAAGTCGACGGCGGAGCAGCACGCTGCGCGGATCCTGGGCAGGTCTTGACATTCGAAGGTATAGTCCCGATATGACATGCGATTCGGTGATCGAATAGCTGTCAGCATCTTTCTTGCGAAGGCGCCCGTGATGGGGCCCGAGCCCAACCGTCTCGCCCCATCACGCCGCCCGCAGGAGGCCCTCCGTGGCACGCAACACACTCGAAGCCTGGATTCCAGAAGAGTGGGACACCTCCCTCGTCGTCCAGAGCATCACCCAGATCTCCGTCGTAGAGGCCCTCTCGGCCCGCATCCCCATGGGATCCGACACCAAGCACGTCCCCCGCACCGCGGGCATGGGCGTGGACGTCGTCGCCAAGGGCGGCACCTACGGCGAGGACACCTCGCTGAACGACGAGGTGCTCCTCAGTGCGGTGAAGATCGGTAAGGCCGCGCGCATCGCCGAGGAGGACATCGACGACTCGGTCGCCGACGTCATCGCGGCCAAGATGATGGGCTGGGGCAAGAGCTACGCGAAGTTCCTCGACAACGCCACGCTCGCCGTGACCGCCGCATCCAACGGCACCACCATCCCGTATACCAGCCTGTACGCGCTGCTCCACACTACGGACGCCACCGTCGGCTACACCGCGGACACGAACATCACCACCGCGGCCACCGCCGGAGCCCCGACCTACTCGGAGTTTTCCACCGCCATCGGCAACGTCGAGACCGGCGACTGGTTCGACCCGACCAGCATGATCGCCATCGCGTCCCCGGCGTTCCGCAAGAGCCTGCGCGGCGTCCTGGACGGCCAGCAGCGCCCGATCTTCCTCGAAGGCGGAGCCGGCACCCCCGACACGATCTTCAACGTGCCGATCCACTGGTCGCTGGGCGCGAAGACTTCCCCCGTCGCCACCGCAGCCCCCGGCGGCCGGCCGATCATGGCGTTCGTCAACCCGGAGCTCATGCTCCTCGGCATCCGATCCGGCCCGGAGTCCGTGTTCATCGACGGCCGCGACGGCTTGTCGGCCCTGACCGACGAGTCGATTCTGAAGATGCGGGCCCGCCGCGGATGGGCCTACGGCCACCCGCTCGGCGCGTCCATCCTCGTCGGCTGACCTTCCCTTCTGCACCCGTACCGCCCAATGGCTCCGGGCGGTACGGGCCAGTAGACGGGAGGCGAGCCATGGCAACCAGCAAGGCCAAGACCCCTGCGGCGAAGCAGTTCCCCGCGAAGGCCGGCGACCCGGCGGCCGAAGTCGACCAGCGGTCCGTGGACGGCTCCGACGGAACCCGGCACGTCAAGGAGTTCGTGGTCCTCGCCCGGCAGTGGGGCGACTCCGACGGCGAGCACCTCGCGAACAAGGCGGGCGTCGCCAACGAGGCGATCCAGCGCGGACTCCACCCCCGCGGCGACGTGCGGTTCGACGGTGCGGAGGGCCACCCCGACGGGCAGTCGCTTGTGCTGACGTACAGCGTCGACACCGTGCCCGCGTCCGTCGACAACGCCCCGCAAGACACGACTACGCCCCGCGACATCCTGAAGGACGGGGCCTGACATGGCCGCGGCCTGGGCGAACGCCTCGGACGTCATCAACGCCACCGGCGTGACGGCGACCGAGGCGCAGCTTGCCCAGGCGCAGTCCGACATTGAGATCTTCTCCGGCCGGATCTACCCGGACACACCGCGGATCCGGCCACGGGATCTCTACTGGCTGGGCAAGGCCGTTGCCCGTCAAGCAGCGTGGATCGTCGGGCAGTTCGGACTGGAGACGCGGCTGGATGCCACGCAGACCCAGCAGGACGGCGTGTCGTCCACGCTGACGGGCGACGGCCTGGTCCTCGCACCCATGGCCGGCCGAGCACTGAAGCGCGTGTCGTGGATGCGGTCCCGGACCGTCCACGCCCGCGCCCCGATCGAGGGCTTCGGACTGGTCGGCAACGTGCTGTCCGAGGCGAATGACGACCTGGAGCCCTGGGCTCCGCTCGGTGGTGGCTGATGCAGGCCATCGCCACCACCCAACTGACGGTCCTCCGCGGCACCACGGTCGACGCCTACGGCGACGAGCAGGACACCGACACCGTCATCGCCAAGGACATCCCCGCGTCCCTGACGGAGCAGTCCCGCCGGGTTACGACCCGGGACGACCCGACACCGCGGATCGTGCGCTCGGCGATCGCGCGGGTGCCGGCCGGAACCGACATCACCGATCAGGACCGGGTGCGTGATCAGCGCACCGGGACCACGTACATCGTCGATGCCACCTCGGGCATGGCGAACCCCGCACTCACGGTCGATATCCGGCTGGATCTGCGGCGCACCACCTGACAGCACGGGGCCGCTTCCTCGGGGAGACCGAGGGGCCCACCAGGACAGACCGGACCCGGAGAGGGGGCGGCCATGGCAACACGCGGCATGAAGCTCGACCCGTCGGCGCGCACTCACCTGGATGGGGCGATCAACGACTGGCTCGAGCACGGCATCGGCGCGCCCATGGTTACCGACGCCAAGAGCCTGGTCCGGAAGAAGACCGGCCGGCTGGCTGCGTCCCTTGTCGCCGAGGTCCACAACAAAGTGCTGCGCGTCGGGTCGACGGACTGCAACTACGCCACCGACGTGGAGATGGGCACCATGCCCCACTTCATCTTCCCCAACAGCAAGAAGGCGTTGTTCTGGCCGGGGGCGGCGCACCCGGTGGCCTACGTCAACCACCCCGGGACACGGCCCATGCCCTACCTCCGTCCGGCACTTTTTCAGCGGAGGACGGCATGACGGCACCGGTCCTGCGCGCCAATCACGAGCTGGTCGCCGCGGCGTGGCTGCGCACGGTCGTCGGTGACCGTGTTGCCACCACCCTGCCGAAGGACATCGCCAGTTGGGTCAAGTTCGGGTTCTGCACCCTCGGCACAGTGGGGGGAACTCCCAACATGTACGTGCCGATCCGCGAGCCCGTCATGTCCGTGGACTGCTGGGCGGTCAGCCCGGACTCGCAGAAGCCCCCGTGGAACAAGGCGTCCGCCCTCGCGCAGGCGATCCAGGCGGCGTGCTGGGACCACCCGGCGATCCCGCAGACCCTGACCCTGCCCGACGGCTACCCGGCCGCGCAGATCAAAAGCGCCTACCTCACCGGCGACCCGCGGCGCATCCCCGACGACGCGTCCTCCTACGCCCGCTACTCCATCCCCGGCCTGGCCCTTGCGTGGATCGAGGTGCCCGCGTGAGCCGCTACGCGCTGCGGGGCGCGGTGTCCCGGGACCTGCTGACCTTCGGCGGCCGCGTCCTCATTCACGACAACCGGCCGGAGATGGAGTTCCTGTTCACCGGGGACGCCAGCGTCGTCGAGTGCCCCCGCGACATCCCGCCCGAGCAGACCCTGGCGATCCGCCACCACCCCGACCTCGCTGCCGTCCAGTGGCCGCTCACGAAGGAGCAGTTCCGGTGACCCGAACCGTCCGCACCACCATGCGGCCCAACGAGGAGATCGAGGTCGGCGACGCCGAGCACCTCGACCTCCAGCGGCTGGGACTGCTCGTAGAGACCGTCGAACCGCCGGCGCCCGACCCAGGCCCGGCCGCCACCAAGAAGGCCGCC